GAACGAGCTCATGTTGGAGGCCCCCGTGGGTAGAGAGAAGCGTGCTGTGGAAGACAGCATGCGTCCCTTCCTACGCAGGGCGATTGATCTGTTGATTCGTTCCTTAGTTGTCAAAGAGACAACCGGTAGAGTTTCCGTCGTGGCACTTGGACGTGCTGCACGAAATGCTCCTTTATTCTATGACACATTGTCACAGGTAATGGATGCAACCGGAATGAAACTCACCGAACGCTCGAAGGGAGCGCTTCGGAATCTGCGGTCAGGTCGGCTTGCTGGGTCCAAGGACATCAGCATAGAAGTCGATCGTGCCGCGTACTCAGGACTGAACATTCTAGCAGGTTTGCTAGAGCTATTCAGCAATTTCGACAAGGACTGGCTTGAAAAGCAGTCTTGCATGTCGGTCCTGAGCTTCGTACGACCCCTCAGAGGGATGGTTCACGTCAAGGCTATCAAACGCCTAAAGTACGTGACGTCGTACTGGTATGCAAAGTTCATGCGGAACGAAGTTCCGGAATGCGACTGGTCGGAGGATAAAAATCCCGACCACTTTCTGTTCTCTGGATCCGTGAGAAATTGGCTTCAAAAGGGCCTAACTCACAAGAGTCCTCGTTGGGAGCGACTCTTCTACGGATGTATCCAGGCCAAACGTGCCTGTGACACCGTCCCAGAGACCTTCGTCCAAGCGACGTTGGAGAAACACAGAAAAACTCTCGGTACCCCTTCAGGTCCCATCTCTGCCGAACTCAAGGCAGCGATAGAGGAAAAGGCGGATGAGATTATTTCGCATTGGAATGTCTTTGAGGATGCTCAATATGAGCCCTCCCACTCAGCTAGCTTCGAGGTTTCTCGGCAGCATGGTGGTCAGTATATGGCATTGTTTCAAGCCCTAGATACTGAAGACTCGGAGTTCAAAAACACGGTCGTTGGACGCGTGGAACATCCGGATGGAGATGAAGAGCACCGAGGCTGGCTGATGCCAGGCCTCAATCGCCTCAGAAGAGAGGCTTTCCTCTTTGAACAGGGCCTAAAGCCTGTGTGGAAGGAGGAGATCATAGAGCATCTGGTACAAAATCCAGATCCGAGTGCCGAAGACGGCTATCGGCTCGATACAGAATTCGAGCGTCGCTCTATTGAGATCGGTGTTGTCCCTATCGCAGATCCTGGTCAAATGACTTGCCAGGTCGCGACTGTTCTCGAGCCAATTAAGTGCCGAACAGTAACAAAGGGACGTGCTCTCGCATATCAGGCCGTTCATGGGATCCAGAAGTGGATGCATGGTGGTCTAAGAAGGATTGGTCAATTCGAATTGATTGGCGAGACAGTGAACGAGGAGCTCATCAAAGTGCTCATCGCCTGTCGATACCCGGGAGAGATGTTTGTTAGTGGCGACTATTCTGCCGCAACGGATAATCTCAAAATCGCGGTTACCAAGGCCATCTTCGAGAGGGTGCTGTTCCGGCTTCAAGCCGATTGTGCGGACCCTGATGAAGCAAAAGAACTTTGCTTCCTTGCACGGAAGGTGTTGTATGAACACATAATACACTACCCGAAGGATAGCGGATTAGAACCAGTCGAACAAAAGACTGGTCAGCTCATGGGTTCTCCATTGAGCTTTCCGATTCTGTGCATGGCCAATCTGATTTGCGTCTGGTTGACGCTTTTCCCACTTGCGGAGCTGGAGGAGCTCCCCGTTCTCGTGAACGGTGACGACATTGTGTTCGTCGCAACTCCGGAGAGATATGCGCTTTGGGAGCGCGCTCTGTCGGACTTCGGCTTTTTCAAGTCGGTCGGGAAGAATTACTGTCATTCGAGATACCTTGTGATTAATAGCGAGGTGTTCGACAGTGAGTGGAAGACGACGGGTAGGTGCCATTTGGCGTACTACCCTGTGGGTCTTTTAATGGGACGATCCAAAGTTGCCAAGAATGAAGACGATCTAGAGGCTCCACCTGTTGTGGTGAGTCTTGAACTCGTGCTACGTGGTGCGTTTGATGTAAATCACGCACTCTCACGCTTCATGGCCTGGAATTTTGAGAAAGTTGAGAAGGTCACAGGAAAGAGATTGAATCTTTTCCTGCCCATCACGCGCGGAGGTTTAGGCCTCAACGCACATGGTGCTCATGTAGAAGTGAGTCTCTGGCAGCGGCGATATGCCGCGTATCTCGCCAGTCTCAGTGTTCTACGCACTGACCATTTCGTTCGCGAGGCTGATGAGCCTGGACAATGGTTACCACTCTATCGTGTGAACGATGACTCGTTATCACCCGACATGTTCGGTTATGCCACACGGCTACCGACGGACTTCGATGAAGAAGTTGAAGAAGAGTCTACCTGGCTGCCCGGTTTGAATCCGGATGCCCGAGACGCATTCCTTGCTCGCCTCTATGAGAGGACAAGAGAATCTCGTAAGGACCTCATGTGTGAGGGACCTCCAGGCTGGAAACGGCTGGACGTTGACGGAAGAACCGTCTGGAAGACTCTGTTGAACGGATGCACCCTGAGGAAGGTTGCGCGTTGTAAGCCGATAGATGGTGATTTATCGGTTGAGATTCCGTATCGGATTGTCTCAGAGCCGCCGGCGATGGCCGGCGACTAAAGGAATTGAAGGAAACTTGTTTCTCTTCGTCACCATCGTGTGGTACTTGCATAAATCCAACTAAGGTTGGTTGCTGATTGCGTAAATCCGTCCAAGGACGGTTGCTTTCCCATGCGTAGTAAGAGTGACTCCGTCATAACAGGAGCGCCACGTTATATTGTGCGCAGTGTTATCGGATCCCCTCGTCTCTAGAAGACGTTAAACTCGCTACGATTGAAATCGTGAATTCCGGATTAGACGACCATAAACCCTTATAGATAGAGCAGGATGCCCTGAGTCTATTGCGGGTAGGCAACATTCTAAGACGGTTCTCGTCTGGTGCATAAGGTAGAACCTAGAGCACGGACAGGGAGAACTGATGGGGTCGCATGACACGTGAGAACGGGTGCTGGCAGACTAGGTAGGGATCCTGATGGAGGATCGACCGACAAGCGTCGCAACTGCGAGGCGTCTAGCTAAAAGCAAGTCCAGGCACGAATCGACGTTAGTCTTCGCAGAGGAAACTAGTATGAGCCCTTGGGGCCTAGTTTCGAGCCGAAAACCTCTGAAATCGAGGAACTTCTCATAACCCAAAACGGTGAGTCACCAAATGTGATTCTCAATAATTCCGTACCAAGCGCATCCGTTAAGGATGTGCGTAGTGTCGACAGACTGCAAAGGTGCAGTGTATGCGATGTACAGTCGCCGAGAGGAACCAACCTCTATCAGCAGACTAGCATCAGTATGGCCACATATGGGCCTAACTAGAAAGCTGTTGTCCCGGGGATCCCATGTCGGACAAGAAAAGCCAAGGAAAGGGCTCAAAGCTTCCACAGCGTAAGCGTGCTGCGCCGACCAATGGTCGAAAAGCGCGCTCTGCTCGATCCGTTCGAGGTCGACCTTCAGGTCCCTCACTGGCCAATCCGGCCAAACGGATGATGCATCCAATGTCCATGAACTCCGGACGCCGATCAAAGAATGATTCTGCGTCTTGTCGGATTCATGGCACTGATTTTCTCACTGCAGTCACCATCGGCGGCACCAATGCCGCGGCGGGTGATGTACTCATCAGTCAGGTTGTTAACCCGGCTCAACTTGGAGTCTCTCGACTCGCCACAATGGCTAAGCTCTACGAGCGTTACAAGTTTCGAAGCCTTAAGTTCCGTTATGCCCCAGTCGCAAATGCGCAGGTCACCGGTCAACTTATCGGTTACGTGGACTATGACACCTATGATGACCCAACAGGGATCTCAGGTGTGCAGAATCTTCAGCGAGCGGCCGCCCATTACGGTGAAAAACCCGTACAGGTATGGCAAGGCTCGGAGAAACCAGTGTTCTGGGAAATCAAGGATGTTGACCCGATGACAGATCTCTACGTCGATTCTGACGGATCTGATCCTCGTTGGACGAATCAAGGTCGGTTCGTGTTACTCGCAGCTTCGGCAATCGCCAGTGGCGTGCCCTGCGGTAACATCTACCTCGATTATGATATCGAATTCTTCATCCCCCAACTGGAAGAAACACCCAGTACTGGGTACGGTTCCATGTGGCTCGGCGCAACGTCAATGACGGCCGCTAACCCATTTGGTACTGCACCCACCCAGAAGACGTGGAATAATCTTCCCGTCTCATTGAGTTCTGCATCAGTTTTCACACTGAAGCAGGGGACTTATATTGTGACTTTCTCCCTTACGGGCACGGTCATCACAGCCGAATCTATTACTCCGAGCAGCGGTATTACCGCCACGGTCTTTGATTCGGGATATAAGATCCCTACGGATCAGAAGTCATTACTGCACACGGTGCAGTACACCGTCCCTCAGGGTGGTGGTACTTTGACTTACTCCGTAACGGCCACTACGGTGACCGCTGCAACTGCCTCATTTTCGCTTGCACCATCAAATGCTGTCACGTTGACAGCTCGAAAGCTCGCCAACATTGCGCGGCTTCTTCGAATGGTGGGTGATGTGGATCGGTTGCAGGGCGATGTTCGCCTTCTTCAGAGTGTCTCAGCAGATACAGGTCGGGTAACCGTAGATTCCAAGGAATCTCGGGAAACCGTTGACTTACATGAGGTCGTCTCCAATATGCAGATGAACCGAGAAACTTTCTCTGGCTCAGGCTACATTCGCGTTAGCGAGGATGACCGTGGTCGAGCTCAGAGCTCTTCCTCCATGTCGTCGTCTATGGCTTCATCGCCTAAGGACTACGTCATGGTTCGTAAGTCATAAAACAGGATCTGCGCTTCGGCGCAAAACAAGTTTCCTGATGAAGATCAATCAAAGGTGATCACGTATGGAAGTCACATGTCAAAGGGTCTGGGAGAAATCCCTGCTATCGAAGCCGTAATAGACTTGCTCTAGCGACATGTGCGACTAACCATATTCTGATCTGAACCTATTGTGTTCGTGTAAAGTAAGGAATGACTCAACTGACTGCGTCCCTGCAAAGGGGTTTTGGCAATAGTTGGAAGAGCGAGTTCATAAAGTCATAGTACGGTTGACGTAGAGATACTTGAGTTTCGGCCTGACGGGAAGTCAGTGTAAGGATTTGTTCGATATCCGCCGCAAGCATCTACAGAAACTGGAAAGATTTGATTGTCTCGCACCTTTCAATGAGCCTCTGATTTACGGTAAACCGTAACGTGGTCATGAGAACCGAGTCGTGCCTTTGCATGCACACAACAAGGGACGAGTGGGGTGACCAACACCC